AATGATCCTATTGTTGGTTTAACATCAAGTTTAGTATATTATGTAAAAGTTTTAGCAGATAATTCTGGTGTAAAAAGAATTTTAAGACTATATCCATCAAGATCATTCATTCTTGTAGCTGATAACGATTTAGCACCACCTCATATTGAGATGAATGCATCTGGTATTGGTACTGGTAGTCATAAATTTGTATTATTAAGACATAAAAATGAGTTAATTGGTACACAAAAAATTCTAAAGAAATTTCCTGCACAAGTCGATATAAAATCATCAAAATCACCAAAAACTAAAGTAGGGCCTACTGGTATTTTAATTAATGGTGTTGAGATTGTTAATTATAAATCATTAGATAAAATTTATTTTGGTGCTGTAGAAAAATTAGATGTATTAAATTCAGGAAAAAACTTTGATGTTGTTAATCCTCCTACAATTAGTATTACTGCACCGGGAGTTGGAGTAACTGCCTTAGTTCAACCTGTAGTTAAAGGTAACTTAGAGGAAGTTCTGGTAGACCAACAAAATTTTGATGTAGATAAGGTATTTTCAGTAACACTCTCTGGTGGTAATGGATCAGGTGCTATTTTAAAACCAGTTGTTGTTGGGAGATATAGAGAGTTTGAATTTGATGGAAGACTGAAAAATGCTCGTGGTGGTGTTGATCATATTAATGATATCATTGAATTTAAACGAACTCATAACTTAAAAAATGGTGATCCATTAGTTTATAGTAATAATGGACATGGTTCAATCGGTATATCTACAATAGTTTTTAACGCAACATTATCAGAGCCAGGTATTCATACAACAAATAACGCTGTTCAAAATAGAACATTGTCAGATGGTGGTGTTTACTACCCACAAGTGGTTAACAATAATTCAGTAATATTATTTGAAACCGCAGAGGATTATGCAGCAGGTATCAATACTGTCAGATTTACAGTTGAAAATACAGGAGGAAATCATACATTTAGAACATTAAATAAGAGAAACCATCTTAAATCAGTTAAAATTATTGATTCAGGAACAAACTACACAAATAGAAAATTAATTGTTAAACCGGTTGGTATTTCAACTATAGAAAATGCTATTGAATTTAAAAATCATGGATTTGTTACAGGCGATTTAATTCAATATGCACCATCTAATGGAAATGCAAGTGATGCTCCAATCGGAATTGGTATAACTAATCGCTATCGTGTTTTAAAATTAGACGATAATAAATTTCAATTAATTGACGTTGGAATTGGTGCTACAGACCCTGATTCTAATTTTGTAAGAAGAAAATTTGTAAGGATATCAGGATCAACACCGGTTAATAGTGAATTTTTCTTTGAACCCATATCAGTAACTGTAAATGCAGTTTATTCAAGAGTGGCTGTTGCAAGAACTGAATCATTGGTTATAACACCAATTATTAGAGGATCCCTTGATGATGCATATGTACATGAGGGCGGATCTGGTTATGGATCTGAAATATTAAATTTTGAGAAAAAACCTTTAATTAAAATATTAAATGGTGAGAAAGCTGAATTAAATCCAATAATAAAAGATGGTAAAATTATTTCATGTGACGTAAGATTTGGTGGAAAAGACTATACATCACCTCCTGATTTAGAGGTAGTGGGTCTTGGTACTGGAATCGGAGGTAAATTAAGAGCGATTGTATCAGATGGTAAGATCACTGATGTTAAAGTAATTAATTCAGGTATTGGTTATACAGTCACACCTTCGCTTAGAATTATTCCAAATGGACAGGGGCAAATACTAGATACATCTATTAGATCATTACAAGTTAATAATATAGTAAGATTTGGTGATGAAATATTACTTAGAGAATCAGATACAAATTTACAATATTCTGTTTTAGGATATTCAGGTAAAATACAAACTGCTTTTGGTGATGTTGCTTCAACACCATTAGTTCACTCACCTATAATAGGTTGGGCATATGATGGTAATCCAATTTATGGGCCATATGGATTCTCTGACGCAGATGATGATAATTCTACAATTAAAAATTTAAAAACCGGTTATGAAATTGATATTTCAAATGTAATTGATAGACCAACTTCATCAACATTTACAAATGGATATTTTGTTGAAGATTATACATTCAATGATTCTGGAGATTTAGATGAAAATAATGGAAGATTCTGTAAAACACCAGATTTTCCAAATGGAACTTATGCATATTTTGCTGGTATTTCAACAGTAACAAGTAATCCAGAATTTCCATACTTTATAGGTGAATCTTATAGATCTGATCCTGTTCCAGAAAACTTTACAATTGATCAAAATAATTTTGATTTTAATGGATCAAATCTTGTTAGAAATACACATCCATATAAACTTGCTGACAAAAATTCTAATTATAATTTTGTTATTGAGTCATATGAAATAAAACAACAAACTTCTTTCGTAGAATCTGTTACAAAGGGAAATGTAGATGGATTCCAAATTGTAAGTAAAGGTGATAATTATAAAGTTGAAGACTCTTTAGTTTTTGATAATAGTGGTACCTCTGGTGGCGGTGCAGCTGCAAAAGTATCAAGAGTTACAGGAAAACCAGTTTCAAATGTCAGCACCCAAATTGACACTTATGAGGACGTATTATTAGTAAAAGAAAGGAAGGGATCAGTATCTGCATTCATTTCCACCACACATACTTTGACTACAAATGATGTAGTTGCTATCTCAGGTTTATCGACAAGCATACCTCGTCTTACTAATTCTCACAATATTGGAGTTTCTTCTGAAAGCACAGTTTTATATAAGGCCATGTCAGGCAATACCACTGCAGGTATTGTGACAGATATTTATGTTGCAAAAATACCTAAATCTGTCTCTGTTGGTAGTAGTATAGGTATTGGAACTGAAAAACTATTAGTATTAAATGAATTTGATCAAAGAAGTATCTTGAGAGTAAAAAGAGGTATTGTTCATCCTACTGATGCTACAACTTCTCATAAATTAGGTGGTTTATTACAAACTATTCCACAATTCTTCACCATAGATACACCAAATATTGGTGATTTTGAATCAAGAAGAAATGAAAAGATATTCTTTAACCCTAAAGAACAGGTTGGCTTTGGATTGACTGCAGGAATTGTAGGTGTTACTACAGACATCATAAACGCTGGTCTTGCTAAATCATTTACAGTAGGTGAATTATCTGAGATTGTTTCTATACCAACTAAGTGTATTTTTATACCTAATCACCCTTTCAAAGACAATCAAGAAGTAATATTTACAAGACCAAGTGGTGCTAACCAAATATCTTGTGGTACAGGAAATGAGACATCAGCATCTGGAAGTTTTAATCTTCCTTCTACAGGAAATACTCAAAATGTTTTCATAAAAAATATTTCAAAAGATTTAATAGGAATAACAACAGAAAGAAATGGCACTCCTTTATTCTTTAAAAATAACGGTTCAAATAATTTTGAATATTCATTAGAAACCAACTTTACACAAGTTACAGGTAAAGTTCAAAGAATAACTGCAAGAGTATCAACAGGATCATCTTTACATGAACTTAAAAATAATGATGTTATAGATTTAAACGTAATTTCTAATCAAACAAAAGGAACTGGTGTAACAACATCTGTAATCGTAAAATATTCATCATTAGAGGATAAACTTTTAATTGATCCACTTACAATTACACAATCTAATATTGGTGCCGATAGAATATTCAAGGATAATCACGGATTTAAAACTGGACAAAAACTATTTTATGATATAACAAGTGGAGCAACAGCAACAGGTCTAACATCTGAAAGATCATATTTTGTATATCGTATTGATGATGATACGTTCCAATTAGCGGAGACTTTATATGATGTGCAAAATGAACCACCCAAAGTTGTTGGTATTACTACTAATACTGGAGGTAATAATCAAGAATTATCATTAATAAATCCACCTTTATCAATTACAAAAAACAATAATTTAAAATTCTACGTATCCGATTCATCTTTATTAGGTTATCAACTTAATTTCTATTTTGATTCTCAGTTTAAAAATGAATTCGTATCAGCTGGTGCAACCACTGATTTTGGTGTTATAAGAACTGGTTTATCAGGAGTTGGCACTGAATCATTTGTCACATTAAATTATCACGATCAAAATCCAAAAGAATTATTCTATACACTCGAAAAAACTGGATTTATTAGTACATCTGATCCTGATGTTATTAATCCATCAAAATTAAGTTACATTGATAGTGAGTATAATGGATTATATTCAATTTTTGGTATTACTACAAGTACTTTTGATATCTCATTAAATAAAATTCCAGAGGAAAATTCATATACAGTTGGTGCATCGTCATCAATAACATATGACACTGCATCTAAAAATGCATCGGGCGGAATCAGTAAAATTAATTTAACATCAGGTGGATTTGGATATGTAAGTGTTCCTAGTGTATCAAGTGTAAGATCCACAAATGGTGTTAACGCAAGTATACTTTGTTTGTCTGATAATATTAATAAAATAAACACTGTACGAATCACAGATCCCGGTTTTGATTATCACTCAGATAAGACATTAAAACCTGAAGCTAGATTATCACCAACTGTGACTTTAATTAATTCTGATTCAATATTAGACGTATCAATATTAAAAGGAGGTGATAAGTATCTTACAGCTCCAGATTTAGTGGTTGTTGATCCAGATACTGGTAAACTGACAAGTGATCAAGGTATAATTCAACTTAATTTGACTGCTAGTTCAATTTCTTCTGTTGAAATATTAGAGTCTCCAAGAGGTTTAACTAACAATAAACAAATTATTAGAACGATTAATAATTCTAATGGTTATAAAATAACAGATATACAGAGTAGTAATAGTGGAATAGTAACTTGTACATTAAAAACACCGATTAATGGTTTTGCAACTCCACAATTTACAACTGGTGAAAAAGTATTTGTTGAAAACATAGGAAATACCTCTACTACTGGTGATGGTTTTAATTCATCTGATAATGGATTCGTATTCTTTAATGTTGTCGAGTACAATAACACTGATCCAGCGATAGTTAAATTTGAGTTACCTAGCACCGCTACAAATCCCGGAGTTGCTGAAACAGTTCCAAACTTTGCTACAATAATAAAATTTGAAGATTATCCTGAGTTTGATGTTGTTCAAAAATCATCAGAGTTTAGAACTGGCGAAAATTTAGCTGTTGAAAAAAATAGTAAGTTTATTAAAACAGATTTAACAGTTATAGATAACCGTGCTGATGAATTTATTAAAGTAGAAGGATCATTTGATATTAAAGTTGGTGATAAAGTAAGAGGAGAAAATTCAGGAACAGTTGCAACAATTAATACTTTAAAAAATAATAAAGGTGTATTTAATATTGATTATTCTCTCAGAAAAACAAAAGGATGGAATGATGAAATAGGAAGATTGAGTGAAGATTTCATGGTCTTATCTGATAATGATTATTATCAAAATCTCTCATATACAGTTCAAAGCACAAAGACATTTGATGAAATAATTGATCCTGTCAATCGTCTAATTCATACAAGTGGATTGAAAAATTTTGCAGATGTTGGAATATCCTCAAGTGCTAAAGCTGGTATTAGTTCATCAAATGCCACAGTTGTATCTGCTGATATAATTACGGAGCAAAGAGTTGATACAATTAATAATTTTGATGATGGTGAGGATATTGATACAACAGATAATGGAACTAAATCTAAGTTCGTCAAGTTTTCAAGAACAAAATTAGCAAACTTTGTACAGTGTAATACTAATAGAGTTTTAAAAATTGATGATATAAGTTCTTTATTCTCCAATAGTGATGCTAATTTATCTGGTAAATTAGAAATACCCGTCAATGATAATTTTAATAGATTTTTGGTTCAAAGTAGAAATATTTCTACAGGTGCAATACAATTAGATGAAATTGTCATATTTAAAGATAATACTGATACATTTACATTTGAAAAGAATAGTGTATCCTCTGCATCAACTATAACAACATTGGAGGGTGAAACTGTAAATGGTAACACTAATTTAGTTATTCGACCTAATGATCCTAATAATGATGATGTTGATGTCAAAATTATTAAAAACGTATTTAATTCAGAAAGATTAAAAAGTGGAACTCAGGCTATAGGGTCAGTTGATTTAATTGGTATTTCAACAGTAGTGGGTATTGGATCTACTTCTGAAAGAATTGCTTTTGGATCCACAACCGATGTAAGTGCGTTCTATGCCACTATGGAGGTGTTAAACATCTCAAATGGTGAAAAGAACCATGTTGATATTTACGTCTCTCATGATGGAACAGATTCATATTTCAGTGAATATTATGCTGATACATCTACACAAGGTGGTGTATCGTCAAACTTTATTGGATCATTTAGATCAAGAATCGCAAATAATATTTTAAGTCTTGATTTTGATAATTCATCGTCTGTTGGAGCTGGTGTCACTGATATTCAAGTTAGTGCTAAAGTAGTTGGATTTAACACTCTAGGTGGGCCAGGAACATTTAGATTTAAGAATGCTGGTCAACCAGACGGATCTGAAAGATCTTTTATAATTCAAACAGGTATTTCTTCTGTTCAAAGTTCAGCAATTTCTAATGTTGTTGGAGTTGATTCAAATCGATTTAGTGCAATTAAGAGTATTGTTAAAGTTGGTCTTGGCACTGCTGTTGGTGCAGGAGCAACACATGCCATACATCAAGTTGTGGCAATTCATGATGGCACAGATACACATACAGTTCACTATCCATTCATCTCTATTGGAAGCACATCAGGTATTGGAACATTTTCTGCTAATCTCACATCATCTAATTTTGTATTAAAATTCCATCCTGATAGTGGCACAGGAAAACATCATATTCAACACGTAAGTGAAATTCTGTATACTGATATTGATATACAAAATCAACCTCCAAATTTAGGATATGGTAGAGTAAATGAATCAATAAGTGTTTTCCAATATAACGCTGTTAATGGAACAAGAGCAAACAAAACCAATTTTGATCTAAAATCTGATAATATTCCAATTTTTGTTAAAACATTTAATCCTACAACAGGAACTGGTATTAATACGTCCACTGGTGTATTTACGATACCTAATCATTTCTTCTCAGATAATGAAGAATTAACTTACACTCCAAAATCTACTTTTGTGGGTGTTGCAGCTAGTGCAATGACAACTGCACATAATACAAATGTGCCATCAACTGTTTTTGTTAATAAGATTGATAATGACTCATTTACAATATCTGCAAGTGTTGGTGGATCTGTTCTCACATTCATAACTGTTGGTTCAGGAAATGCACATCAACTTGAAATGAAGAAGAAATTAGAGAAGAGTGTATTAGTTGTCGATAATTTAATACAATCTCCTATAGCATTTACACCGATAACAACTAATTTACAACATAATGTTGGTGGAAATATTTCATCAACAACCACTACTATTAGTGTGTCAGGGATATCATCCATAAGAAATGAAGATAATATTAAATTTGGAAATGAATTTATGAAAATTGTGTCTGTGGGAATAGGAACTACCACTGTAGGGCCCATAACAGGTATAGGAACATATTTCTTGTTAGATATTGAAAGAGGAAAATTAGGAACTCAACCAGCTATCCATAATAATGGTGTTGCAGGTAGAATATTCTCAGGTTCATTCAATATTGTAGAAAACACAGCTCATTTTACTGATCCACCTAGAGGAACTAATAATTTAGCAAAAACATCATCTAATTTACCAACACCTAGATCAGATTTCCAAGGAAGGGTATATCTAAGAAAAACATATACCAATAATAGAATCTTTGATGATATATCAAATGAGTTTACAGGTGTCGGTGCAACATTTAGAATGAGAAAGGAAGGTAATAATGTAACAGGTATTGCCACTGGAAGCACACTGGTATTGATTAATGGTATTTTCCAAAAACCAACAACTGAAAATAATTTAAACAACAATTACAGTTTTGTTGGTGTTGGAACAACTGCTCAAAATATAGTATTTTCAGGAATAACATCTGAGGGTACAAATGAAAAAGTTGTCAGTGATGTTGATGTAAATCAGAATCAACTTCCTAGAGGTGGAAAAATTATATCAGTTGGTTCATCTGGTGGTATTGGTGTTGCTCCTTTAGTAGGTGCTGCTGTTACAGCGATTCTTAGTCAATTTGGTGAAATAACTGCTGTAGGTATAGGATCTACAATTTATAATCAATCAGTATCACCATCTAGACCACCAGAAACATTAACATTTGGATCTGGTTATAGGCCTGTTGGTGGGACAGTTGCTATTGGAATAACTGATTTAGCGTATGAACATCGATTTGTAAGTGCAGGTGTGGGTTCTATCAGAACAAATGCTAATGGTAATAATATATTTGCTGCTACTCAAAGAACTGCAACAAACGCAGTATATACATCAGAAACAGGATTATTAGAATTAACAATTGCATCTCATGGATTATCAGTAGGTAATTTTGTTGGTATTGATACTGGAGGTATCGTATTCAAGTGCTCTAGAGATAACTTCCAATCAGATCATGCTTATCCTCGTGCTATTTCAAAAACTACAGGACTTCCTGATCCAATCGCTGGTATAGCAACTATCATCACTGCTGTAACCACAAATACAATTACTGCCTTCATTGGATTTGGTGGAGGAGCAGGAACTGGTGCATCAGCAACTGGAAACATTGGTGTTGGTGGAACTTTAGATATAAACATCGGAGCAGCAGGAACTAATTATGTGAATCCTAGATTCCAATTCCCACAACCGTCATATGATAATATGGAAATTGTTGGTGTATCAAGAAGAGGTCTTGGATCAACAACAGAAAGTGGAAGTGGACTTCTAGTATCATTAAGTGTTGGAGCTAGTTCAACAGTTGGTATCGGATCAACATTATTTACAATTAATTCATTCAAAATAACAAGACCCGGACATGATTTTAAAGTTGGTGATAAATTTAAACCAGTTGGTCTTGTAACAGCCACAGGTGCTGTTCTAGAAGATTTCGTATTAGAAGTTACTGAAACATTTACTGATAGATTTTCTTCATGGGACTTTGGTGAATTTGATTTCATTGATCCAATTGATAGATTACAGGATGGGCAAAGGACAAGATTCCCATTAAGAAAAAATCAAGCATTATTAAGTTTTGATGTTGGTGATTCAGTTGATTCTCAACTGATTGACATGAATAATTTACTTGTAATATACGTAAACAATGTATTGCAAGAACCCGGTGAGGCATATACTTTTGAAGGTGGAACAACATTTAACTTTACCACTGCACCAGATCCTGATGATGTAATTTCAATATTTTTCTATAAAGGTACTTCTAATGAAGACATTCAGGAAATTTTATCAAAAGAAACAGTAAAAGATGGTGATTTAATTCAACTTCTAGCAAATAATGATACAAGCAATTTAACAAATGTAAATACAAGAAAAATTATTGATAGACAACAAGATAAAAGAATTGTTGCTGGTATTACAACCACTGATACTGTAGAAACTGTTCTTTATACAGGTGTTGGTATAAATGATAATTCTGTCAAAAAACCAGTTAGTTGGACAAAACAAAAGGTTGATAGAGTTGTTAATGGTATTTTAGTCTCTAAAGCCAGAGATTCAATTGAACCACTTGTATTTCCAACAGCTAAAATAATAGGAGATATTGGTGTTTCTACAGACAGAATTTACGTTGATGATTCAGATTTCTTTGAATATGAAAAGGATGAAGATGCTGCAGTAACCAGTATAGATTTTTCTGCCCTAATAGTTAATAATACACAACCAATTACTGCTCAATTTACTGCAACAGTATCTGCAGCAGGTACAATATCAGGAATAACCACAGTGAATGCAGGAGCAGGTTATACAATCGCACCAACTATTAAGATTGCAAATCCACCTATTTCAGTTGTTAGTGGTGGAACAACAGCAACAGCGACTGCAACTATCACTAATGGATCTATTTCATCTATTAATATAACAAATGCAGGTGCTGGATATACTGGATCTATAAAATTATTAAGTGATACTGCAACTTCTGATTCTACAAGTGGAATAGTTACAAATACAATAAACGCATCACCTAATGTTTTAGTTGATTCACCAACAGTGGTTGATGAAATTATATCTGAAATAACTGATGTTAGAGGATTTTCTGGAATAATTACTGGAATTTCTAATATAACAATCGGATCCACTACAGCGTTGAGATTTGGATTAGAGGCAGCTTCAGGTCAAGCATTTACTCAATTACTTCCAACTATGCCAATTTACATTTCAAATACGGTGGTTGGTCACGGTATCACTAGTTTGAATGAAAGTGGTAATAATAATGATATAGTTGGTATTGGTAGAACATTCGTTGATAATATCTACATCATTAAAAATATTAATAGACACTCAAATAAGGCAGAGATTGAAGTTAATGTTCATTCTAATACTAATACATCTGGAATTAATTTAGCAAGAGCAAATTTACCATTTAGTATTACATTTACTAATAATGGATCAAGTAATTATGTTTTAAATGGATCGCACAGAGATGAACAAGGTACACAGGTTGGGTTATCTAATGCGGTAAATGGCACAATCTATCTTGATGAAGGTGATGTATTAAGTATTGTTAGTGCCATCGGAGCTCATCCAATAAGAATAGCAAGAACATATGGTGGGGCAGCGTTAACTGGAGCTCAGGGAGTTACAAACAATAACCTATCAAATGGAACTCTTACATTTAACACAGCTGGAGTTGGACATACATCATTCGTATATTATTGCACAACACCTCATGCAAGTATGAATGGTAAGATCTTTGTAAGACAAAGACCAAGGGGTAAGTTCTCATGGGGTTATCTATTCAACAATACTTCCTCAATTAATAGGGGAAATCCAATTGCAATAGGAGTGACTGGTAATACAGTAATTTCCGGTGAGGGATTGGGTATTTCAACCTTCCCAACAATTCAAAGAAGGGTGTTTGGTATCCGTAATACAGGTGCATTAAGGAAGAAACATACATGATGAAGATTTCTAGTATAAATATAGAAAAAAACTATTAATATGCCAGCAATAGTTACAGACCAGTTCAGAATATTAAATGCAAGTAATTTTGTTGCAGGAGTATCTTCTACAACAAATTCGTTCTACGTTTGTGTGGGTTTACCTAATCCAACAGCACAAAAAGTAGGTGGAGTCAATGCATTTGGTAGAGATGATAATTGGAATACAGCAACACCTAACCCTGTTGATAATATAAACAATGTCAATCATATCGGTGATACCACCACGTTTGGTAAAAGAGTTACATCTACAAACGTAAGGAGATTAGTCAGAAGAATAGATTGGACAAAGGGTATTAAATATGACATGTACCGTCATGACTACAGTGATGGTAATAAATCACCTAATGCAAAAGCAAATAGATTATATGATTCAAATTATTATGTGATGAATGAAAACTTTAATGTTTATATTTGTATTGAAAATGGATCATCAGGAATTAATACTACAGGAAATTCATCAGAGGATCAACCGATATTTACTGATTTAGAACCATCAGCAGCTGGTCAAAGTCAAGATGGATATGTTTGGAAATTTTTATTTACAGTAAATCCAAGTGATATTATTAAGTTTGACTCAACCGAATTTATTGCTCTTCCAAATGATTGGCCTACTTCTATTGACGCACAGATTCAATCTGTACGTGAAAATGGTGACTCAGATATAAACAATAATCAAATAAAAACTGTTTATATTGATCAACAAGGTGCCAACTATACAGGAACTGGTGGTGAATTTGATATTATTGGTGATGGATCTGGTGCAAAAGTAGTTGTTGATATATCTGGTGGTAAAATAGTTGATACAACAATTTCTAATGGTGGTAAAGGTTATACTTACGGAATGGTTGATTTATCATCCATTAACAGTGATGCTTTGACTAATAGCACTCCTGCTAAGTTAATTCCTATCATCCCTCCATCTAAAGGTCATGGATTTGATTTGTATAAGGAATTAGGTGCTGATAGAGTATTAATTTACGCTAGATTTGATGATTCTACAAAGGATTTTCCAATTGATGCTAAAATTGCACAAGTTTCACTTATTAAAAATCCTACATCATTTGGAACTACATCAATCTATACAGGTAACTCGTTCTCATCAGTAAAAGCAGTAAAATTGGATACTTTTACTGGAACACCTACTGTAGGAACACAAATTGAACAGACAACTGGTGTAGGAAATACAGCTGTTGGATATATCGCTTCATTTGATGCTGATACTAAAGTATTGAAATATATTCAAGATAGATCACTTTATTTTGAAAATGGTCTTGATCAAACAGATTTCTTATCTGTTGATCAAAAAGCTGGTAGAATACCTTTCGAGTCAACAAATAGACCTATCGCTTACAGTGGTGGTTCAGGGACTGTTGAAACTACTTTTAGTGCAGGTATTACAACTGTAAACAATGCGAACGTTGCTCTCGGAGTTTCGTTCACAAGTGGTCTTGCTTCTCCTGAAATAAATAAAGGGTCAGGTGATTTATTGTACATTGATAATAGAGCGACTATTTCAAGAGGTGCAAGACAAAAAGAAGACATTAAAATTATTCTGGAATTCTAAAAAATGCCACAGAAAACTAATTTAAATATAAGTCCATATTTCGACGACTTTTCCAAGGATAATAAATTTTATAGGTTATTATTCAATCCGGGTAAACCTGTACAAGCTCGAGAATTGACTACACTTCAGTCTATCTTACAAGATCAGATTGAATCTTTTGGTAGTCATATTTTCAAAGAAGGATCAATGGTGATCCCCGGAAATGCTAGTTATGATTTTGAATATTACTCTATAAAATTAAATTCAGATCATTTAGGTGTTCCAGTTTCAATATATATTGATAATTTAAAAGGAAAAATATTAACAGGTCAAAATACAGGAGTAAAAATAAAAGTTGATAATTATGCGTTACCTTCAGATTCAAATGATATAACAGATTTAACAATTTTTGTAAAATACTTAGACTCTGGTGATAGTAAAAATGTAGCATTCATGGAGGATGGTGAAAATCTTCTTTTAAATGAGACTATCACTTATGGTAACACTCAAATTGTATCAGGTGAGACTGTTGCGACTCTTATTGATAATGATGCATCAAAAGTTGGATCTGCAGTATCTATAGCTGATGGTGTGTTCTTTATAAGAGGTCATTTTGTCAATGTCACAAAAGATAAAATTGTTTTAGATCCATATTCAAATATACCAAATTACAGAGTAGGATTATTCATTCAAGAAGAAATAATTTCTGCAAAAGATGATAGTAGTTTATTTGACAATGCAAGAGGTTTTTCTAACTTTGCAGCTCCGGGTGCAGATAGATTAAAAATTTCTACAACTTTAATTAAGAAACCTTTAACAGATTATAATGATAAGAATTTTATAGAGTTGATAAGGTTAAAAAATGGTCAATTAAAGAGAGTTAATAATCAAGCAGAGTACTCATTAATAAAAGATTATTTTGCAAAGAGGACTTATGAAGAGTCAGGTAATTATGCTGTTGATAATTTTAAAGTTGAAGTTAATGAGTGTCTAAATGATGGTCTATCAAATGAGGGTGTATTTAAGGAAGGTGAACGTACAGATCAACGAAATATACCAGACGAATCCTTAATGTGCGTCAAGGTTTCACCCGGAAAAGCGTATGTAAAGGGATATGATGTTGAGAGACCGGGAACATCTGTCATAGATGTTGATAAACCAAGAGACACAGAGAGTGTTAATAATGCACCAGTAAATTTTGCATTTGGAACATTATTTAAATTGAATAATGTGTTAGGATCTCCAAAAATTGGATTAAATCAAGATTCTATAGTTAGTTTGAGAGATCAAAGAAGAGGAACAGGATCTAATCCATCTGCAAATGGTAATCAAATAGGAAATGCAAGAGTTTATGCTCTTGAAAATTCAGATTCAAGTCATGTTAACGCGGCCACGAAGTATGATTTATATCTTTATGATGTTCAAATGCATACTCAACTTACCTTAAACCTTGCAGTATCAAATAGTGAACTTCCTGATACTTCATATATTGAGGGATTATCAAGTGGAGCATCTGGTTTTGCAGTATCAGCTGGTGGTGGTTCATCAACTGTAAATTTAAGAAATGTATCAGGAACATTTATAAGGGGTGAACAGATACGAATTAATGGTAAATTAGATTTTACAAGAAATATAAACACTGTACGAAAATATGGTACAGATGATGTTTTCTCTGTATTTCAGAGTAATCCATTTGGAACAGGAGCACATTTTCAAGGTGACTTAGTATTAGAACAAAGATTAATAAAAGGACTTGGATTGGGGGATGAAGTTAGTATTGGTGCACCTTCAGCTGGAGTATCTCCATTAACATGTGCAGGTAAAACATTTGGATCTTTAAGAGTGGGAGATATTATCATTATTAACTTACCAACAGATGCAGCACCAAGATTTAATCGAGTTAGTAATATTTCTGATAATTTAAAAACAGTTTCACTTGTAGCGACAAATAGTGTTACAGGTGTTAGTGTTGGAACTGTTATGGGATCCTTATCACCAACTGGTGTTCATGTTGGTCGTCCTAAAATACGAAAAGTGAGTGTAGGTCTTCATGCTGCATTATCGAAAAAAAATATATCTGATGTATCACTTGAGGGATCTGAATTGCTTGTCAAGAGACAAGTTCAAAAAACTCCTTCAGGTGGATCTGTAACAGTAAGTTTAGCAGATGTTGGAATAACTAGTTCTTTCTTCGTACCATACGATGCAGAGAGATATCATGTTAATAATAACTCAAACGGAACTATTAGCACTCTTGATAGATCTCAAGTTGTTTTAGCTGCTGATAACAGTTCAGTTACGATTAATGGATTAGCAAATGTTGCATCTACCATTAATGTTACTGTACAGAAAAATGTCATATCACAAAAAACTAAAATTCTTTCAAGATCAAATAGTGTATCCGTTCAAAAATCAAGCGTTTCTGGTATTAATACAAATGGTTTGACAAATAATCAATTTTATGGTTTGAGAGTAGATGATAAAGAAATTTCTTTAAATACTCCTGATGTTGTAAAAATAGTTGGTGTATTTGAATCAACTAATTTTACTGATCCAGTTTTAGATAAATTAGTATTTGTTAGTGGATTATCGTTAAATACTGCAACAGTTCTTGGAGAAAAAATTAAAGGTGCACAAAGCGGAGCTATAGCTCAATTAGTAGGACAAACAAATGCAACTACAGTTGAAATTGCATACTTAACACAAGCAAGATTTATAATTGGTGAGTCAGTTACATTTGAAGAATCTAGTATTACAACCAATTTACAAGCTATATCTTTAGGACAATTCAAGGATATTTCATCAAGTTTTATTTTAGATAATGGTCAAAGAGATGAATATTATGATTATTCAAGAATTGTTAGAAAAGATGGAGAACAAATTCCATCTAGAAGAGTAAAAGTATTTTTTGATAAATTCACTGTTCCCCCAGCTGATACGGGAGATGTATTTACAGTTAATTCATATCCAGTTGAAAATTATAAAGATGTTTCTATTTTACCAAGTGGTGTTCGATCATCAGATACGTTAGATTTTAGACCAAGAGTGGAGGATTTTACATCAACAACTAAATCTCCTTTTGACTTTTCAAGTCGTGATATGAGTTCTTCAGGTAATAATCCAACTTTAGTTGTTGCACCAAATGAAGCATCTAAAATTGATTTTAGTTTCTATCTCCCTAGAATTGATAAGTTAGTCTTAGATATTGCAGATACAAGAGGGCCAAAATATTTAAGAGGTGAATTTCAAATTTTAAAAGGTGTTTCTTCAGAAAATCCATTAGTACCTCTTGATGTAGAAACTGCTATGACAGTTGGTACGATTGAATTACCAGCTTATTTGTTTGATCCTAAAGATGCAGTGATCACTTTAGTTGATAATCGTCGATACACGATGAGAGATATTGGAAAATTAGAGGATCGCATTGAAAATCTTGAGACAGTTACCTCTTTATCACTTTTAGAATTGAATACTAAATCTACTCAGATACAAGATGCTGATGGTTTGTCAAGATTCAAGACTGGATTTTTTGTTGATGATTTTAAAAATGCCTCATTACTTGATCGAAGAAATCCAGATTGTAAGTGTGATGTAATTTCAACCACACAACAATTAGTAACACCTACAGACTTTTATTCTTTAAAACCTGAGTTAGCATTAGATCCATCAATTAATTCAAATACAGCAGATTTTTCAGAAAATTTATTATTACTTGATTCAGGTGCTAGAAAAACAGGAGACTTAATTACACTAGATTATGATGAGGTAACTTTACTTGACCAACCACTTGCATCAAGGGTTGAAAATGTTAACCCATTTAATATTGTTACCTTTAGAGGTAGGATGACTCTTAGTCCAAGTGCAGATACATGGACAAGAAATGTCATACTTGATAATGGAACAAGAACTGTATTAGGTGATATTGAAGATACTTACACGAATGATCAAATAATAAGTAGTGAACCTGATACTCATATCAGATCTAGAAACGTTTCTTTTGATGTTTCTGGCATGAAACCTACAACAAGATTTTACCCATTCTTTGATAGTGAAAGTGGTATTGATGTAATTCCAAAATTAATTGAAATTTCAATGGATTCTGGTTCATTTGATTTAGGTGAAACTGTAGAGGGATTTAATGGCCCAGATAGAATATTTGCGGTGAGAACAAAACAACCAAATCATAAATCAGGCCCTGCAAATAATCCAACTTTAACTTACACAACAGATCCATATAATACCAATTTGACCATACCGAGTGTATATTCTTCTGCTTCAACAATTTTAAACATAGATGTATCTTCATTGGTAGAAGAAGCACAAGGTAGATATTTTGGATACATTCAAATAGGAACTAAATTAGTTGGTGAACAAAGCGGAGCCACTGCGACTGTAACAGACATTAGACTTGTATCTGATGTAGTTGGTGATTTACGTGGTGCTTTCTTCTTCAGAGATCCTCTGACAGTCCCTGCACCACCTTTAAGATTTACAAATGGTACTAAAACATTTAAATTAACATCAAGTGAAACAAATGGAAAACCATTATTAGGTGATCCTGCAATAAGTCAAGTTGAACAAACATATCGAACAAGTGGAGTTGTTGATACCTTTAGACAATCAACAGTGGTTGTTCGTGTTCCACCACCACCCCCACAACCAGTTGTATTCAACATAACAAATGTTACTGAAGAAATAACACAAAATATTACTAACGTAACTAACGTAACAGAAGTCACAGAAGTAACTAATGTGACTAATGTAACTAATGTTACTGAGAATATCACAAACGTGACTGAAGTTACGCAAGTAATTCGTGAGGTAGTTCATATTGAAGATGATGACCCTCTAGCACAATCATTTACAGTTGATGAATCTGGTGCATTCTTAACATCAGTTGATTTATTCTTTAAATCAAAAGATGAAAGAGAGAAACTCACTGTTCAAGTAAGAACAATGGAATTAGGTATTCCAACACTTATCTTGATGCAAGATTATGCACAAGTTGTTTTAGATCCTTCACAGATTAACATATCTGATGATGCATCTGTCCCAACAAGAGTTACATTTCCATCACCAATTTATCTTCAGGGTGGAGAGCAGTATGCTATCGTTCTACTTGCTCCTTCTAGTGATAATTATGAAGCATGGATCGCTAGGATGGGTGAACCTACTATTGAAACGCAAACATTACCTGATGCTGAAAGTATTATAATATCAAAACAGTATATTGGTGGAAGTTTATTTAAATCACAAAATGGTTCAATTTGGACACCAAGCCAATTTGAAGATATGAAAATTAAACTTTATAAGGCAGATTTTGCTAAATCAAGAGATGCAACCGTATTCTTCTATAATCCAGAACTAAATTATGAGAGTGCTCAAGTTTCAAATCTAAGAAAAAATGCTATACGCACACTTCCTAGAAAACTTAAAGTCAAAATTGATGTATCAAATAATTCAACATTCTTAAGTGAAGTTGCAGTTGGTAACATTGTTGGTGCAGGTGTTGCAGGTGTGGGTGTAACAACACCAAGAGGACAGGTTGAGAGACTTGGTGGTTTAGTTTCTACAGCATCAATTGAAGCAGTCGGAAGTGGTTATCCTACTATTTCAAATCAAACTGTAGATACTTTTGCAATAACTGGTAATGGAACAGGTTTGAAATTAAATGTCACTGTATCTGGTGGTGTAATAACCACTATTAACAGTGTTAACGCTGCTGGTTCTGGTTATACAAAAGGTGATCTTGTAGGACTTACTACATCATCAGCTAATTTAAAACAAGGAACTGGAGTAGAAATTTCTATTGATAGTATTGGAGACACTGATACACTTTACCTTACTGATGTTCAGGGTGAAAGTTTTAATAATAATCAACCCTTATTAAAATTTGCAAGTAATACATTTTCAGCAGTCACTGGAAATTTATTAGTAGATGGTAATTCAGAAGTGATTAGTAAGTTATTTGAAGGTAATGTTATTGAGGTAAATCATTATAATCATGGAATGCATTCAGGTAATAACAAATTACAAATTTCCAATGTGCAACCTGATACACCTACTATGGTATTGGATGCTGATTTGAATATTGGTGATTCACAATTATTAGTTTCGGATCCAACTGGAACCATTACTGCAACTGATGAGTTTGCTAGATTTGAGGGTATAACAACATCCAGAGGATATATTAAGGTGAATAATGAAATTATTCATTATGATGGTATCCAATCAGATGGAAAAACAATTGATATTGAAGTAAGAGGCATCGATGGATCCTCAATACGGGAACATCCAAAAGGTAGTATAGTTCAAAAATATGAATTGAATGGCATTTCATTAACTGGTATTAACTCATCTCATACATTTGTGGGAAGAGATAATTTACTACAAACATCAAGTGATATTGATAAGTACTATGTAACTGTCAATAGAGGTGGTAATCGTGGAGGCACTGGTGTTGCTGCACAATTGCCGAATAGATCATCAGGTGATAATATGGCAAACTTTACTACTGATGCCACAGCTGGAGGGGATGAAATATTTGCATCACAAAATATCCAATATAATGCAATTTATCCAAGATTTAATTTTATAACTCCCGGTCAAACAGCTTTATCAACTAGAGTAAGAACTGTAAGTGGTACAAGTGCTGGTGGAAATGAGGTATCATTTGTAGATCAAGGATTTGAAGATGTTAAAATGAATGCGATTAATCCTCTAAGTTCACCTAGAATAGTAGCATCACCTATAAATGAGACAGAGTATTTAACAGATCTACCAAAAAATAGATCAAATACTCTTGCAGTTAGAATGTTATCTGGAGATAGAAATCTTTCTCCTATTATTGATACGATGAATGGATCAATAATTTACATCAGAAATAGATTAAATAAACCTATATCTGATTATGCTACTGACGCAAGAGTGAAACTAAATACAAATGATCCACATGCAGGAGTCTATATTTCAAATCGTGTTGATTTGAAACAACCAGCAACTTCCCTTCAAGTGCTCATAAGTGCTAATAGGGCAGAGTCAGCAGACTTTAGAGTTTTATACAAATTGTTTAATGATGAAATAAGTGAAGGTGAACAATCATATGACTTGTTCCCCGGTTTTGATAATCTTTCTGATACTGACGGTGATGGATTTGGTGATGAAGTTATTGATCCTGCTAAAAATTCTGGAAGACCTGATGCATTAGTTCCATCAAGTAGTGGTAATGAATTTTTTGAATATCAATTTAGTGTTGATAATCTTCAAGAATTTACTGGATTCGCTATCAAAGTGGTGTTTAGTGGTACAAATGAAGCCGAGGCACCAAGACTTTCAGATTTAAGAGCGATTGCATTAGCATGATCCCAGTAGAAGGACATAAACATCTTTATCGTGATGAAAAATCAGGGGCTATCATTAATTGTGATACCTCTGGTTATATGGCGTATAAGAAGATGAAGAATAAAAAGACTATCGAGAAATCAGAATTAGATAGTTTAAAGTCTGAGGTAGATACACTCAAGAGACTTTTGAACGATTTAATCAAAAAAAATTCATAGATGGTTAAAATATAAATAAAGTATAGATCTCATATTATTCAATAGATGGCAGCTGTATATGTTAGCAATCTGACAATTAACACTGGTGCAACTTTTCAACAAACATTCTCATTAGAGAACAGTTCAACAAATTCAGCACTGGATTTGAGTGGTTTTTCTGTATCTTCTCAAATGAGAAAACATGCAGGAAGCACAGGTGTAGCAGCGACTTTTACTGCATCAATTTCTTCAGCAGAGAATGGTGCGATTCAAGTTGGTTTAACAAGTACAACCACTGCATCAATTAAACCCGGAAGATACGTATATGACGTTATTGTTTCCGATAGTGCAGGTGAAGTAACACGAGTTGTTGAAGGATCAGTTTTAGTAAGACAAGGAGTGACTCGCTGATGGCCGACATCAAAGTAAGAGTTGGACAACAAAACGCAACGAAAGTTGTATCATCATTAGCAGGTAATGTTAGTGGATCTCTAGCGGGATTAAGTGATACTACTATCAATAATCCTCAAAATGGAATGGTTTTAGTTTTCAATTCCGCAACTCAAAAATTTGAGGCAACTTTACAACTGACACCCGGATCAGTACAAAATTTAGATATTAATGGAGGAAACTTCTAAATGGCCAGTATAATACGAGTTAAAAGATCGACGGGTATAGCACAACCCGGAACTCTTAATTTCGGTGAATTAGGTTTAACCGTTGGAGTCGGAACGCACGGTAATTTCGGTGGACGACTGTTTGCTGGTGATTCTGGAGATAACCCACGAATAGTTGGTGGTCGATATTACACCGACTTATTGAGTATAGAACCCGGTAAAGTCGCTAGTCAGGCAAACCCGACAACTGCTGCTAATGGATTTGTTGCTATTCTGGATCAAAACAGAAAAGTAGATGAGTGGAATGTAGATAATTTAACATTAGATGGTAATACATTCTCATCAACTGATACTGATGGACACGTAATTGTTAATCCAAATGGCACTGGTGAGGTAAGAATACCCGACGATACTAAATTAGCGTTTGGTGCTGGTGCTCAAGGTGATGCTGGAAGTTCAGATGCTCAGATAGAGTATGATGAAAATGGCACAGATCAGTTAACCTTTACAGGTGCAGACGTAAGGATTAACGTTACAACGCAAGCAACAAACAAAGATACTGGTGCACTTATAGTAGAGGGTGGTGTTGGTATTGAGAAAAACCTCTTTGTTGGAGGTAAGTTTTTTGTTGGTGGTGGTATTACCTTCAGTCAAAACGCACATTTTCCTGACAATGTAGAGGCACAGTTTGGTGATGACCTTGATTTAAGAATATTTCATGATGGAGCCAATAGTAAGATAAAAGATGTTGGAACTGGTGGACTTGATATTACAGGTAGTTTAGTTCAAATAAAAAATGCTGCTGATAATGCAGTTCAAGCAAAATTTACTGATGGTGGCTCAGTTGAGTTATATCATAATGGAGCTAAGAAACTAGAGACTAAATCAAACGGAATCATCGTACAAGGTGAAGTAGAAGTAGGAAATATTGGTATATCATCTAATATCATTCAAACTCAAGCAGGTGGTGGTAATCAACTATTCATTGACCCATTCCCATCTGGATTAAGTAATGAAGGTACAGTTATCATTAAAGGTGACTTGCAGGTTGATGGTACAACAACTCAGGTTAACTCAACATCTGCAACCGTCAATGATGCTATCATGCGTGTTGGTGATGTAACCAGTAAAAGAACTGTTGTCACCACAGTTGGATCTGGTACAACACTTGTAGTTGTAGATTCAGTTGTTGGTATTAATACAGGTGACGTTGTTACTGGTAGTTCATCGATTCCCGGTAGTACAACTGTTCATTCATTCATTCCACCTGCGAGTGGAACTGGAATTGGTACAATTCGATTATCTGCACAAACAACTGCTGGAATTGTAACTACAACTCAGTTAACAATCACTCATGGTTTTGATACAAATACTGACCGTGGTATTTCATTCAACTATAACACTGGATCAGGTGTTTCAAATAATAAGGTTGGTTTCTTTGGATATAATGATAGTACAGGTGAAAATAGTCAAGCACCTGCAAGAAGTTTTACTTATATACCTGATGCAACAGTTACTAATGAAGTTGTAACAGGAACAAGAGGTAATTTAGATATCAAAGGTATCTACTATCAAGCAGGTGATTTTGCAACTCATGGTATTGTTTACTTTGATAGCACTGGTTTACAAAATTCAACTGATGCACCAGGCTCAGCAACATTTACTTCAACACAAATACTAACAACTAATACAGAGATTGTATTAACATTAGGAAGTGCATTAAGTGTTGTTGCTGGACAATATGTAAGACAAGCAGGTGGTGGATCTCAAAATGGTATTGTTAAAACAACATCAAACACAACATCTGTTACTCTAATTGGTGTAGAGGGAACATTTAATACTTCTGCTCAACTTTTACTAAATGGGGCATCAACTGGTAAAACACCTTCTAATGTCTCGACTACATATACTAGTAAACCTATGTACACGACTACCATTGATGGTGGCTCATTCTAAAAATTATGAACAATCAAAATAATGATGTTGATGTGAATACATTGATTAAATTATACAATCAAAAAATTGCTGCATTGACAAATCAAAATATCCTGTTGGAAGCAAAATTGACAACTGTTTTAACAGATTTTAATGATGAAAAAACTAAACTTGCACAACAGGCACTTGAGTGGCAAGAAAAATATGAAAATCTAGCCTCTGATGTTGAAGGAGAATAATGTCAAAACCAGCTACTAGACAACAATTAATAGATTATTCTCTTAGGAAATTAGGTGCACCTGTTCTTGAGATAAATCTTGATGATGATCAAATTGATGATCTAGTAGATGATGCATTACAATATTTTAATGAAAGACATTTTGATGGTGTTGAGGAAATGTTCCTTAAACATGAATTTACTCAAGATGAAATTGATAGAGGTAAAGCTGCTTCTAATGCAGAATCAACCAATACTGCAGGTATAGTAACAACGACAGGAACTTCAACTCCCATAAGTGGTTATGGATCTACTACAACTAGTTTTGTAGAGAATTCCAATTTTATACAAATACCTGATTCTGTAATAGGTATTGAAAAAATATTTAAATTTAATACCAGTGCAATATCTGGTGGTATGTTTAGTATTAAATACCAATTATTTTTAAACGATCTTTATTACTTTAACTCTGTTGAACTTCTTCAATATTCAATGGTAAAAAGTTATCTTGAAGATATAGATTTTCTATTGACACCTGAAAGACAAGTAAGATTTAACAAGAAGCAAAACAGATTATATCTGGACATGGATTTTAATTCTATAAGGGAGGGTGATTTTATAGTGATTGATTGCCAAAGAATATTAAATCCAGATGATTTTACAAAAATCTATAATGATATGTTTCTTAAGATGTATTTGACTGCAATTATGAAACGTCAGTGGGGACAAAATTTAATTAAATTTAGAGGAGTTAAATTACCCGGTGGATTGGAATTAAATGGAAGAGAAATATATGAAGATGGTCAAAGAGACTTAGAATTTGCATTAACCAAGTTAAAAGAGGAATACGAATTACCACCTCTTGACTTTATTGGGTGATATGTATGGCTTTAAATCCGTTTTTTCTACAAGGATCTCAAGGTGAACAAAGGTTAGTTCAAGATTTAATCAATGAACAACTGAAAATTTATGGTGTTGAAGTAACATACATTCCTAGAAAATTTGTAAATAAACAATCAATAATTGAAGAAGTACAATCATCAAAATTTGATGATAATTTTTTATTGGAAGCATATGTGAATACCTATGAAGGATATTCAGGTGCAGGTGATGTAATGACTAAATTTGGTGTAAGTTTAAGAGATGAAGTTACACTAACAATATCAAGAGAAAGGTTTGAAGATTTTATATCACCATTTTTAAATGATGATGAATTTGAATTAGCAACAAGACCTCGTGAAGGTGATTTAATATTTTTTCCACTTGGACAAAGATTATTTGAAGTAAAATTTGTTGAACATGAAAAACCATTCTATCAACTTGGTAAAAATTATGTGTATGAACTACAATGTGAACTCTTTGAATATGAGGATGAAGTCATTGACACATCAATTGATGAGATTGATACTCAGATAGAGGATCAAGGATTTATAACAACGCTTAATTTAGTAGGTACAGGTAGAACCGCAACAGCAACAGCAACTTTAGGATCTGGATTTGTAAATGGTATCACTATACTTAATGATGGAAGTGGATATACTTCCATACCAACTGTAGCGATATCTACAAACAGAGTTGCTGGAGGAGTAAACGCATCAGCTGTGGCGATAACAACATCTGTATCTGGTGTATTCTCAATTAAAGAAATATTATTAACCAACGCTGGATCTGGTTATACATTTGCACCAAGTATTAGAATACTAGGTGGTGGTGGAAGTGGTGCAATTGCTACATGTGGTATAACAACTATTGGAGAAGGTGTAATCGACTTTAACATAACTGATGAAGGAACAGGGTATACAACACCCCCGACAGTCACAATCGCTGGGCCAGGGTCAGGAACCACTGCTACAGCGAATGCTGTTATTGATATAGGTAATACACAGTTATCATCTTTCCGTATTACAAATCCCGGTGTTGGATATACCTTATCACCAGCAGTTACAATAAGTGATCCAAATATTATCACTGGTCGTGGTAATTTCTTCCTTAATGATATTATCACAGGTCAAACATCACTAACTCAAGCAAGAGTCAAAGAGTGGGATGCAGATACAAAAGTTCTTAAAATATCAAATGTTGGAATTGGAACTACAATTTCAGGATTCATACCGGGTGAAGAGATAAGAGGAGATCGTGTAGTCTTTATAGAATCAAGCACTAAATCTGCAACTATCGGAGTTAATACAGCAGTAATTGGTATTAACACCACCGGTATCGTTGTTGGTGCTGCTGTATCTGCTATCGATAATGTTATTGGTGCAGGATTAACAGTTCTCTCTATAGGATCTGGAAC